AGTTCCCGCTTTGGATTGTCATTTTTTCACTAGGCGAAGTCGTACCAATTCCAACATTACCGCTGTTGTCAATACGCATGGCTTCGTTTAAAGCACTTCCGCTATGTGTAAAAAAGCCAAGACTTTGTTTAGTTCCAGTGCCACCGTCAACGGTATTTATAGCAGCAGTTGTTGTGCCAGAAAAATCAAATGATATATTTCGGCCAATATCACCGGTTGTACTTTGGGCTGCACCTAATTGTAATTGATAGTCTGATGGCGTTGTTGAGACAGATGCGGCATCTGTGGTAGTTCCTAAATCTAGGCCACTTGAAACAGTTACAATCCCACTGTCATTGACCAATAATCGGGTAGTTCCATCATCTGTTTTTAGCGCAAGACCATCGCTATCTTTCGCTTGAATAGTTCCAGTTGTTATTTGCCATTCGCCATTCGTTTGATCTAAAGTTGCGACTTCAATGAAAGCGTTATTTGCTTCGTTTCTAATAAATAACTTATTCGTGCTTTCATTATAAAACCATTGATTTGCAAAAGTTGTGCTTGGTTCAGACGTTCCAGAATTATTTGTTGCTATAGCTTGCAAGGCATTGTTTAAATCAGCCCTCGTAGCTGGAAAGCCTTGATTTGCAATGTTCATATCATGTTGTGCCATATTTAAACGATCTCCTTACCAAATCCTTTTGCCACATAGTCAAGTGTAACCGAGTTTGTACTTTGACTGCTACCAGAAAATACTTCTATATCAAATCCCGCTCTGGTTTTGTTCGTAATAACATATCTCTCACCATCTGCCAAGTTCGCCAATGATAATCCAATCGCTGGAACACCCTTAAATTTAGTCGGGAAAGTTATGCTCCTTGTGCCAGTAAAAGTAATATCAACTTCTGACTGTGTTCTCTCTGGCATATCTATCTCTGCTCTTAATTCTCGAACAGCCGGTGAAGCTGCACCATTTGTGCATTCTAATATACACCTGAACTCAATCGCTCTCGCTGTTATATCTGCAACGATAAAGGGCTGAAAAGCTGTGAAAGTTGGAGAGCCTGATGGATCGTCGTTTGTATGTCTTAGCTCAAACCTTGCAGATGTTACATCAAACTGGGCTGGATCACCGTCAAAGTCTCCAAGACGATCATCAAAGTTGCCAGTGGCACTGTCAAAGTCATTAACATAATCTAAAAAATCCACCTTAAATTTAGGATATATTCGGCTGGTATATACCTCACCAAAATCAACCACTGTGTTAAAATTATATGTTCCAGATGCGACTGTGCCAGAAAAGCCGTCAAACAATCCAAGACCGTCATCAAAGTTCCCTGCACCGCTATCGAATTGATCTACGGTATCCAAAGCCAGATAATCACCTTCACTGTCTTCTAGCACAACGACATTACTTCTAGACCCTGCAAACACTGGGTCTTCTTGTATTTGTTGAATAGCATTAAAGTTTTCCACATTATTAGGATCAACTAAAACGACAAAACTTGCAGCCGAAGCAGAAACACCGCCTATCTTATCAACGGCCTTTAAAAAGTATGTTCCGGTCTTTGCCGGCACTACTGCGGTGTTGCCAGGTCTTGAAACTTTATCAACTATATCAACTGCATTTTGATAGCTTGCTCCAGTTGTCTCAGATGAAAACCTTACTTTGTAGTGTGATAAATCTGCATTGGTTACTGGTGTCCATGATAAATTCAAAGCATTGCCCGTCACATTACCAGTGAAATTTGTTACATTATCCGGTGGAGTTGCAAAGGCTGATAATTGTTGACCAGATGTTGATGTAAACGGCCCTGCCACACCAAAGGCATTGAATGCCCTTGCTCTAATGTCATAATTATCATCCGATAAACCAGTGACTTCAAATAATCCATTTCTTTGTTTACCAACGGAAATAAATTTTGTGTCGCTTGTTTTCTTATATTGAGCTTCAAACTCAACTGCATTTGGTTCGTTTGCAGTGACTTCAATAATTAACACACCAACAGCCGCTTGATTTACCACACGCAGATCAAAGTCAACACCAAGTCCGACAGTCGGCACATCAAAGGCTGTTGGGAGTGTAGTTGCATTTAAGTCAAATTGCGTTTCTTCAGCATTCCAGTCATAAACGCCAGAACTAGTTTCTCTTAGTGTCAAGTTGACTTCAAGGGTTTGATCTGATCCAAAACCAAAACGCCAATCAACTACTTCAAAAGTCTTTGCACTAAATCCAAGTCTTGTATTTGTAATACTTACAACATCACCAATACAAAGCTGCAAAGCACGCAATCCAAAAGCACCAGACAAAGTAATTTGTTCACGATTTCTAAACAAGGCAATCTTAGCGATCCTTTGCGCCCTTGAAGAAGTTGCAGTGAATGGCAACGGAATGTCTTGTACAACTGTCTCACCGCCATCGACAGTGACAAAAGTGCTTGATGTGATTTGTGGGAAGTCTGTTGGCTGATGATCTGTCTCCGGCCCTGAAAACATCCCTGAAACCGTATTAAAATTGTCTCTTCGACTGTGTCTAGTGTTGACCTGGAGATTGCTTCTCAAATCATCTTCATCAAGAGTTAAAACACTGGATGTGAACTCGCCGGCTTTTACACCCCATTGACCTTGACTATAATAGATCGTTCCGGCCATTGAAGCCGTTAAATCAGTAATAACATCATCCGGTGGCAAAGAAGTGACAAACGATCCATCAACCGTATATCTTTTTTCTGTGCCACCAGCCGATAAAGCTATGTTTTCATCACAAGTGTTAGCTGCCGCTGAAAATACAGTATCATTTATTTCTGTTCCCTCTACTCCAAGACCATAATCAGACACAAGATAATCACGGAGACACAACGCAGCATTTGATGAAAAAGCCGTTGTTGATGTTCTAGGATCAAAGACTTTTTTGCCTTTTACAAGTGCGCTGAAGGTGGGCAAACCTTGGGGAAATACACTAGTATCAAATTCTGCACGAATATAAATATAAGCAATACCTTTTGCCTGATGTGCCGCTGTCCATGCACTATCTTCAGCAACCAAATCAGTGTCAGCCGGTTGATTGTTAGTGCCTAAATGCTTCTTTACCCTTATTGCAGAATTGACTGTGTTTCCATCTGCATCTTTTATTTGGAAGTCTGAATTAGTAACAAAATTATTTCCGTCTAATGTCAAGGCTACGTTGTCAGCAAATACAGTGGTTATTTCTTCAACTTCATGTCCAGCCAATGCAATCAATGTATGTAGAAACTTTTGATCTTCAGTCACAGATCGATAAAATATAACTCCACCAACACGATGCTGACCGTAAATGATGGCATGATCGGAAGCCGGCGCAACCGCGTTGACATTAGTTCCATACCCCTTTTGTGCTGCTTGAACGGATGCGGCCGCTGATCTAGCTTTGGCAAGGCTCTTTTTTTGCAGTGCATTGATTGCATAAGCAGTCACAGCCGTGTAAGCCGCATATCCGGCAATAGTTGCAACGGTTGTACCCAAGATCGCAGTTGCACCAATAGTACCGGCCGCTGTTCCAAGCAATGCCCCTGCCGCTGCAACAAATATCTGAACCATTAATCAACGCTCCAAAACAAATCATTCTCTTCTAGCACTGAGAATACCATGCCATCATCACCCAAGAAAGCCACTAAATCACTTACCACAACACCCAACAAAACCGGCATGATACCGATAGATTGATCAACTGGCCGTCCAACTATTGATCCTCTTGGTGGAAATCTACCAGTAAATCTATCTAGTCGATCATCAAGCATATCAATGACTGTATCATATTCTTGAGTGTATAATAATTTTCTATAACGTCTAAATGCACCGGTTGCAGTTGTATAATCACCTAGCCAATCATCTGCAAAACTTTGGCCTCTTATAACTTCAACACATTTATTTACAAATGTAAGACAATCATTTTCGCCCCAAACAAAAGGATAATCTTGCAAGCTGTTCACATGTTCAGCAAGTTTAATATCCCAGTTTGGAACACGCATTAGCCACTTCCACCCCATTGCAATCGCAAGTTTTGTAAACTTTCTACAAAGTCAAAAGCCAAATCTCCGGAGTTTCTTTGCTTTTGATTTTCGGCTGTATATCTTCTTGTTCTTGGCCTCTCCAGGTCAATCAATCTACTTTCAACTGATGTTGTTATTGTTGAAGTTTCCGGCCCTTCATCTATTGTCATCTGATCCATATAACCAGTGAAAATAAGCATCGTGTTTTGGTTTGTTACATTTGACCAATCCAAAAAACCTAGTTTCACATTGCAAAGCCTACCCTGATAAGGAGTGCTTAAAGCCAAACTTAAAAGATCAGAAGGAATGCCACTCAATTTCAAGGTAAGACCTTTTGCGGCAATATCTTGTGTCTCTTGCACTTCCGATATTTGCAATAGTTCTCCAACGCCAGTATATGTTTGCGTTCCATCTAATGTGATGTCACCATATCCAGTCCAAGCAAAAACAGGGTTTACGTCAAATAATAATTCAATCGCATAAAATGGAGAGACTTCAGCATCGTCAAACTTGCTTAATATTGTGGATATAACAGTTCGCGTCACGTTATCACCTCAACGCCACCAAACGTTATTCCATAAATCGCAGCCGCATCAATGCTCCAATTCTGTTCATTGCTTGCCAGTCTGAACCGTCCAACTGTGTTATTAACCACCACCGTTGCATTGTCCGATGGTGCAGTTCGTATAAACGGCCAGATGTCCAATGAAACTTCACCTGATCCGTTGCTATCAGCATCAGCAAGAACTTTATGAAGTGTTGCACTGCCAGCCGTTCCAAGCTGTATATAATCGCCGGCCTTAAGCCATCCTGTCTGTGATGCTGTGCAACCATCAATGTTTAATGTGCCACCTGTCTGACTTGCTCCATTGACCAATGGAGTGCCACCGGCTGAACCCCTTGGACTTGCGCTCACCGGATCGCCAAGGGTAAAACTTCCAAACCTTCCGCGCAAACTCACCAAGAAAGCCACCCATATTTCTGCATCGGCTCTCGACATTGCCGGAAGTGTCACATCACATTCAAAACGCTGTCCAGCATGAGCCACCACTTGCTGTTGATAAGTAAAAGGTGACATACTCATGCCAACCGTATTGACTGCCCTAAACGTGATGCTTGAGGGTTTTACATGGGATGGTAATGTTAAAGGATAAGTGATAGCCATTAAAATGCATTGGCAAAGCTGCCACCTCTTCTTCTAGCATCCAAGACAGCCGCCTTACTAGCTTCGGCAATCTGTGGAAGCAGTGTTTGTATCTCGTTTCTGACAGTCTGCTGAACGCCAGTAGTCACGTTGATGGTTTGCTGAACAACGACATCACCGCCAGTTTTTAATGCACTGTTTGGCATAATAGAACCAGCCCTTGCCGGTACAAATAATTCTGGGCCTCGCTCACCAACCATATAAGGAGTGTTGGCATTGACAGGCCCACCGTCTGCCCTTGCTGGTATGCCGGCAAAAGTTGGAAATGCAGATGTCAAAGTTCTTGTAATAAAACCGGTTATCTTTTTGACCACAAATATCCGGAACAGTTCAGCTATAATATCACTAGCCATTTGACGGAAAGCATCTTTTAATGATCGAGTTCCTTTAACGGCTGACATAAAAGAGCTTTCAAACTTGCTTCCAATCATATCGGCAACAGTTGTGATTTTTCCCATCTTATCAGCCGCATCTTCTGCGCTTTTGCTAACTCTTGAGAAGAACGAGAATAAATCTATTTTAGTAATACTAGATAAGTCATTTTTGAGGTTTGTCACACTTTCAAAAGGTGCATTCAATTCCGCTTTCAGTGATCTACTTTCTTGGCCTAACTGGTCAAATTCATTATTTAATGTATCCATTGCTTGTATGAGACTGTCAAACAACTCCGAACCCATATCCGTGGGTAAATTTAGATCAAAAGCTCGGTTTATTTGTGCCGTTGTATCATTAAGAAAATCTGTAAAACCACTAGTAACACTCATGAACATTTCAAAGAATGCAAATCGAATGCTATTAATCATCATCTTAGTTCGAATGCCAAAAAGCTCTATGTTTTTTCCCGATCTTGAAAATGCTTCTTTGACTATAGACGGCAAATGAGAAACAAATGTAACGAATACATTTATACTATTTATTATTCCATTGATTGCCGCCATTGCGCCTGTTTTCAACATGTCAAACGCTTTCTTGACCATATCAACAGCCGGAGCAATAAAATTTAGAAACGGTTGAAATGCAGTTTTCATTTCTGCGCCAAAACCTTTGAAGTCAAATGTCAGCTTAGTTGTGTTTTTACGCAGCATTAATAATGCACCGCCAACAGCAACCAACGCACCGATTATCATTCCTTTAGGCCCGAATACTGATGCCAACTGTGGGCCTTGCATTGTCATAATCCGCAATGCGTTTGTACCCATCGAAGCCTGAACCGCAATATCTTGAAACTGCAATGATGCCATTCCAAGGTTTCTTGTTAAGTTACCTTGTGACCTGGCTACCATCCTTGAAGCTGCCGCATTGGTTCTCATTGATGATGTTGCCATCGCCATTGACTTGCTAACATTGCCAAGCTGACTTTGGACTTTCTTCATTTCAGGAACAGCATTCCCGACAGCGTTCATTTCAAACGTGAGCTTTTCAACTGCCATCTTTTTCTTGCTCCTGTTTTATATTAAAGTATGCGATCCACTCATTGTATTCCGACACACTTATATCTTCTATCTCTTCAATCGTCTTGTGTAATAATTCAGCAAGTGCAACTAAATTATAACGGAATGGATCGCTCCTTAGTTTTTTTCCTGTTCCTCAACAGATACCGTTTCAAATATTGCTGCAAAAACCTTTGCAATAACATTCAACGGCTCACCCATTAGAATAAATTTATCACCCACATTGAAAGCCTTTTCACCGTCTTTGTTCATTGCTTTCAATATGATCATATCTACCATTGCATCCATTGTCGGATTATTTATGAAGTCTTTATGCTTTTTTTGTATCTTGGACATATCCCTCGCAGCAACATCAGTGAAGAACAGGACAAGTGGCTTGCCATCATCGCCCCATTCTTCTACTTCAAAAGAACCAAGTTCTTTTTCTGCTCTTTTTGCCGCTATTTTTTCAGCTAATGACATTTTATCAGACCGTTCCAATCGCTAATGCGCCGGTAAGCTGTAATTCTGCATTGAGTGTCGCAATACCATCCATTGTTGTACCACGCTCGATTGAAGTGACGATAAAGCTACCTGAATACTTTGTGTCACCACTGTCTTGCCCTTCCATAAAGAACTCAGCATCAATCGTATCACCTTGCACTATGTCTTGTTGAACCGCATTGTCTGGGTCAAGATAAAGTGACATTGATCCAGTACCACTTGACAATCCCTTCGTAAATGTTCGCAGTGTATCACCCATGCTTGTGGTTTCTACCGCATCCGTAGTCATGGTGACTGTCCAACTCAACAATTCACCAACTTGAGCAGTTGTTCCACCAGTAGTAACTAGCTTTACTGCTCCATCTGATCCAAAATGTGTTGCCATTTGAAAAACTCCTTACTTGGCTGTTTCTACATCATTCAGAGCTGTAACATATTTGACCAGATAAGTCAGCTTTGCCACACCTAAAATTTGATCGGCTTCCCCATCAAACTGAATTTCCGTTGAAGTTAACACTGAACTTTTGGCAAGTCCACCGATAGTAAAATCACCGGCCATCGCTTCTTCAACCTGAACCGCTATTGCATCGCATTTATCATCAAAAGTGCTTGCCTCACGAACATATAAATCAATCTCCAATGATAATTCGCGATTTATATCTGTCACTCCTGATGTATATCTTTCACTCGTTTCATTGCCGGTGTAAACACTGATGGCCGGCAATAAGTCTTCATTTAACGGGTGCATTCTTGTGGTGAACACACGACTACTCACAAGGCTCACTTGAGATGTCAATCTTGATGCTACTGCGTCCCTTATTTGTTGCCTAACGTGCGCCATTTATTGTTTCTCAAGTTGTATAGTGGTGACACCAGTTCCATCATCAATCCAAGCAATCACATTGTAAGTTGTTGAGTTCACAACTAATGTTTGTCCGGCTGCAATGCTTGCAACGTCAATAGTTCTGCAAGTAAATCTAGGCTGATCTTGATGTATTTGTGCTGTTCCACCGGCATCCATCGGCACGGTTTCATTGTCGAATATTCCGATAAGACTAGCAGATTGATAAGTTGCTGTCGTTGCAAAGTCTTCAACTGCAAATAATGAAAGAAGATCGTTTGCAAAGCCAATAGCCATTTTTAGTTATCGCTTTCAGGTGTCTCTAGTTTAACGTCTGACTTTTCCAACCCAACACTTCTATTAGTTTTCTTGGCTGGTTTTGCTTTGGCTTTTGGCGCAGTTGCCGCTTGAGCATAACCTCTTTTGATTAGCTTCTCAGCCGTTTTATCGGGCAAGTCATGTTCTTCACCCTTCATCATGTTACCACCAAATCCGGTAAAACATTTTTCTAGTATTTTTACTTTCATAATCTCACCTTTTTATTGTGATTGATGGGGCATTGCTGCCCCATCGTTTAGCTTATTAAGAGTGATCGACTTCGTTTGTAATTGCAAAGCTCACTGCATTTCTGACACCAACGTCAAGTTCTGCATGAAGAACCATTCTTACAGTACCGGCTCTTGAACCAGTGAATGGGTCAACCATGATAGAAGGTGCGCCAAACTGTGCAATGATTAATTGTGAGAAATCACCAAAAATCAATGCTGAAGCGTCATTGCCACCATCACCTGGATCAAGTGTCGTAGGTACGTTGGAGCTAAATTCTGCTGGATAACCGTAAATGTTATTCCAAGGATCATTTAACAACATAACACTATCGGTTGAAGCAACTTTGACCGTTTGTGACAACTTAGCTTTCACTGATGGATGTGATAAGAAACCAAGGGCGTTTGCGTTAACAACTCCATTGTCTTCTTCAACCAGCTTCACAAGACCAACCAAGTCAGCCCATGTTAATGCAGCAACGTCAGTACCAGTTGAAATATCAAGATCATTGACACCTGATGCATTCAAGATACCTGTCGGCTGTCCTGATGAACCAGAACCTTGTATTGCATGGAACTCGGTTCTATCTGCCGCTGATGAAAGTAAATCATCACGGATGATCTGCTCAATCGCCGGCACACTTTCCATCATTAACAAACGTGATAAGTCAACGAATGCGCCCATTGTTCTAGGCTGTAATGTTACACCGCCATCTGTTCCGGCTCCGTCAGAAACATCGCCAAGCTCTTCAACAAAGGCTGCATTAGAACCAGTTGCTAATTTTGGCATCTTAATTCTGCCAGTCAAGCCGGTCATGTATGTTGTGCCAAGACCGTTGAGAACTTGTTTTGCCCTTAGAGCTTCAATGAACATATCGCCACGATGTCCGGTTGGCACAAAGTCATCAAATACGACTTCTGAACCAGTTGCACCGGTTGCCGCTGTAGACAGAGGCCCACGCTGTTGCCATGCGAAATCAGGAACATAAATCCCTCTTGCATCGCGTCCAACATTCTTTGCGATTTCATCATTCATTTCACGTTCAAAGCCAGCTTTACGCCAGTCTCCGGTCACTTGTGCTTGTACCATTCGGCCAAGTGAATAAGTGCGCTTTTCTTTGACAGGTGCATCAACTACCGATGGTGCAACGTCTAGTGGCTTGTCACCGATTGCATCTAGCAACTGACCACGGAAAGCATCCACGCTCATGCCATTTGCAATCGCTTCATTACCTAAATCGCGCTTATTGTGCTTTGCCGCGATTTGTAGGATTTCTGCATCATTCTTTCTTGCTGCCTTAACTGCTTCAGCTTTAACAGCATCCAGATTGATGTCATTTTTGACTTCTTCCGTCATTTTTACATCCTCCTTAGATGGTTGAGTTTGGGGTTTTGCTGGAACAGATCGGCCAACACCCACCAGATTTGACTGATCTGCCGGTACTGAAACAATACTGATTTCCATAGGTGTGGTGGCTACCCGATAATAATCTTCCGGATCGTCATCACGATTTATTCGGCCGTCAATTCGATAGCCTACACTGATGTTTTGTCGGATGCCATCAGTAACATCATCGAACACTTCAGAAGCCAATGCGCTCTTTCCAAACCGCACTTCTGCACGCAGACGCCGTGCATCTTCATCGAGTTCAACTCCTTCCACGACACCGATCTGCTTATTCATGTCGTGATCTAATAATAATGGCGCACGGCCACTATTAAGAAACTCTAAGCTCATGCTTTGTTTTGTATGGTCAATGACCTCTTTGCCAAATGATCTTTCAACTGGCTCTTCTGTAGAAACTCCAACTTTTACTTTTCTAGTTTTCGTATCAATCGCTTTATCTTTTTTATCCATATAATGATAACGTGTGCTTATCTCTTCACGATTGAAACGATCCACAGATGCTTCAGTTTCTTCTTCAGTGTTTTCATCAATATCATCTTCCATTTCTTCATTCCTTATAATGTCAATGACTGAACCCATACCTGGATGGTTTATGCAAAAATATGCTAAATTTGGCGTTTCATCCGTTATTGTTATTTCTGTATAAGCATCTTCTTCACCAGCTTCACCGCTTACTATCACATTTTCTGTGTATTCTTCACCGTCATTGTGAGTGCCGTCTGGAGTTGTGGAAAACCTCAAGGCATGAGTTTCGTTGCTTTCATCAGATTGTTGAAACCGGTAAGTATTACCAGACATTAACACCAAAGATGGAGCAACTTCATCAAAGCCGTCTATAAAATATTTGTTGCCTTCACCAGCTTCATTTGTAGCTTTTCTAACTAATATGTTAAAAACTGTTGTTTCTTGCCTGTTTTCTAAAGATCGCTTTGTAGACATTGGATGCCCTTTCGGTAATAAATCGGTGTCGTGTTTGCCTGATCGAAACCTACCATTTCTTAATGCATAAAGATAGCTGTTTACGCGAGCATACGCCCACTGTTCAGGGCCGGTAACATTTGGCCTAACTGACTGTGGATTTGTCTTATATGCTCCTACACCCCTGTTAAACACGGCTGATAGCGTTCTCAAGTTGGTTCTTTTGCTTGAAACATTTCCAACCTTTTCATTATGATCTTCAACCTTTTTCTTTAGCCCTTCACGGACTGCACCGGTAATCTCGCGCACACTTCTATAGTCATTCTCCAAGCTGTCACGGATATTCTTTGACCAAGTAAAACCGGCATCACCACCCCACAAACTCCACGCAATACGTCCGTTTGATGGATAACCATCTTCACCAACGCGAAAACCTTCAGCCTCTTTGTCAACTTCATGTCGACTGAAAAAACTATACATTCGGATTACTGTGTCTTCTGATAGCTCCCTATCGTTTACAATATCTCTAGCTCTAGCAATACCGACCTCTGTGCCACCGCGTCCGAACTCCTTGCGCCAATCTAATCCGCGCCTAGCCTCTTCTTTCATTGCCTTTGTTGGTTTATAAGTCGCCATCACCATCACTCACTTCTGGTTCAACCGGAGACTTTGCGCCAAATGGCTCAAATGCCATGCTTAAGCCATATCTTGCCGCCATTTCTTTATCTGATTGTATTTGTGCAAACAGTTCTTCAACATCACGCCCATAATTTGCAGCTATATCATTCATGCTTACAATACCGTTTGATAAAGCTGTCACATTTGCGTTTATTTCCCTTTGTGGATCAACCCATGCAAAACCACGCCCACGGAAATGTATGTTATCGCTAAACTTATCAAACTTATTTATTGGAATAGGTATCTCACCAAACGTCAAGGCACTTTGTAACCAAGCACGGAAAACAGGCTCACAAAAATGCTGAATGATAAAGGACTGCAAAGTCTTATAATGATCACGCTCTTCAATAGTTCCTTGCCTGATTGATGAATAAGAAACACCTTTTAGATCGTTTGATAAACTTGTATAACTCACATTTAAACCGGACGCTATACCACGCAAAACTGCTTGCTCAAAGTCTGCAAACGCTGATGTAGGATGTGCCGGATCAATCATCTTAAAATCATGCCCACTGGGTAATTGATAAACTGAAGCTGGTGACATATCAATCACCGGCACTTCATCTTCTGTCTGATCATCACCAATAAATTCATCGCCATCAGGAGTTGTTATAATACCAAACTTGGCCGCTGCCGCTCTAGCCGCAATCAATTCGGCTTCACGATAACCGTGCAACATTTTCAACGATGCAATCGCCGGAGACATAAACGGCTCTCCACGACTTTGATGGGTTCTTGCCGGTATAAATAAATGTAGCATTTCATCTGCCGGCACTCTCACCGTTTTACGGTCTACTTTTGCAGTAAAATTAAAACTATCGTTTGGATGGGAAGTTAAGACATAATATGCAACCGGCTTGTGAAATTCATCTATTTCAACGCCCATTCTGATATTGTTACCATTATCCGCAACGCCGTTTTTGCCATCATCAACCAAATCACTTTCAATAAACTGCAAAGAAAATCCATCGCGATACCGCTTATTCTGAACAAACTTAACGAATACTTCACCATCTCTTGCAAGCGTTTCCGCAACGTATCTTTGCGCATCTAGCCAAGACATCCGGCCAGTTACGTCACAATTTCCCATTCTGCCCCATACTCTAAAGGCATTTTCTAATATTGTGTTTCCGGCAGCGTCCAAGGATCGATCATCATTTCTTGCTCTCACTTGAACAGTAAAACCCTTTTCACCAACGACATTTGTTTTTATTAGATTAAGAAACCGTTTTGCATATTCATTATTCCTTGCCAGGTCACGACTTCTGTTCCTTAATACCGGCAAACTTGATTTGAGTTCGCTATCAGCCGAAAAGCTACTGCCTACAAAATCACTAAACAATCTGCCTTGGTTTGCGCCAGCATATTGGCGTAAACGTCTTTTACTTCTCTTTGAAAGTTGTCCTTCAGATGGTTCGCTTCGGAGAGATAAAAAATCAAACAAACCCATATTAGAACCTCATAAGAACAGTTGAAGACGTTTTGCGCCCATGCTTAACGTCAAGTTTCCGTCTTTGCGCTTTAACTTCACGCCTATAGCTATCACGCCAACTTAATAATTCTTCTGGTGACATTTTAGTCAAAGACCGTCCGGCAATACTATAACTTGACACATCGGCATCTGCACGATTTTCCAATACGGCTTCAATTTTCTGCAACATTTTTTCCGCATGGGTTCTTTGATCAACATTATTGACATCAAGATCATCTGTTAATGTTATCTCACCTTGGTCAACAACAATCCGATTGTTGGAGCTAGTTTCTAACACTTCCAACTGATAATTATATTCCCCAGCCGTGAAAGCTGCCGTTGCATTACTGCTTGCTGTAAAAATATAATCATCATCGCTGTTTGATCCAGCAATGGTAAATTCTACATTTGCCCCTTCTGATGACCTAGCAACGAAAGTCATCGAGTGTGAAGAATTTGGATAATCAGTGGAAAAGTCAGTTATCTTGAACTGTACAAAGTCGCCTATAACAATCGTTTTTGGTACTTCCTTGGGTGCATTATCAGCGTCAAATAAATTTGCCATATGCTAATATCCTGTCACAAAATTATTTGGACGCGGTTTAAATATGCGCCTCTTCGGAACTGCTTGACTTGATTTTACCTTATTTTTGCCCTGTTTTGCAAGGTGTTCAATGTTTAATCCCATTAATTCTAATGCGGCCATTGCATAAACCCTGCAATCTAAGGCCTCGTTGCGCTGCCTGATCTTAATCCATTCTCTTTTCGGCCGGCCTTTATAATACTTTGTTACCTTCTTTTCTGATGTCAGCATCCTAAAATATTCTTCGTTGTGGGTAAATGGGAAGTGACAATATCCGGCTCCTTCATCCGTTATTTTCAGTCTGGCAAAGATCAGTTCCTTAGCTGTATCCGTTCCAACCGGAAATAAATTAATCTTGCCAATATTATTTCTGCTTGGCTTTCCGGCAATCGGCTTGCCCTCACCACCAATCCCTTTGATAGCAAATACACGCTTTCCGGCTCTTTGCCGTGCATAATTATAAACCTGTTGCGTGTAGTGACCGCCACTATCAACGCAAGTTGATCTAATTATCATTTCGCCCCTGATTGGATGAACAAATGTCTGATTTAATACTTCATCCAATCTTTGCCATAATTCTGAACTAGATGGATCGCCATATATTTCATCATACTGAATTGACCAAGTTTCCTGACCGCTTCCTGTTCCCAA